GGATCGTGATCGTAGTGGGGCTGGTCACGGTCAGGAAGAAGTCGCGCCGGGTGTCGGTCAACGCCGTCGCGGTGCCGGTGATGGTGGTACTGGCATCGCCCGCAGTCAGCGTCCCGGTCTGGCCGACGCCGTCGTTGAGGATCGAGAACGGCTGGCCATATGTCCCGTCGGTCGGAATCGTGGGTCCGAGCGCGCTGATGATCACGCTCGTCGCCGGCAGGGTGACGGTGAAGCCGCCGGAGGCGCCCGCCAAGAGATGAACCACGCGGGCGATAGCCTGAGCCGCGGTCAGGGTCGAGTTGGTGCCGGCGGTGGTGACATCGGCCATCTGCCCGCAGTAGGCATTGGCGTTGGAGAGGAGCGCGAAGTAGGCATAGAGCGCGGCCCGCTCGGGGACGATGCCGGCCGGGATCGGGGTCAGCATGTCAGACCGACGCCGTCGAGACGACCAGCGCCCACAAGCCGGTGATGGTGACCAGCGGACTGAAGGTGGCAGGGGCGGCGGTGGAGGTGCCGATGGTGCCGGCGGTCATGGTCCAGACCTGCGAGTTCGGGGTCATGATCACCATCGAGGTCGCCGAGGTCACCTTGGCGATCGGATACCAGCCCGAGGGCAGCGTCCCGGCGGTGACGTTGAGGAACACCACCTGGCCCTCGACCGGGACGATAGCATTCGTTCCCAGGACCAGCGTGAAGGCGTTGGTCGAGCCAACCCGGGTCAGCGAGACGAAGGTGGTGCCCGCCGTGGTGGCGATCCCCGAGGTCGAGGCCAATTGGGTGATCTGGCCCTGATACCAGCGGCTCGAGGCGGCCAGCACCGCGGTCGACCCGCCGGCCAGCGTCACCCCGCCCGAAGAGCTTGACAGCGTCGGGGTGGCGATGGTGGTAGCGGCGTTGGTCTGGATCTGGAACTGGAACTTCTGGCCGTTGAACACCGGCTGCGGCAGGGCGTTGACGATGTTGTAGGCGTAGTCGAGCGTCAGGGTCGTGGCCGACCCGGCGGTGAACTGGTAGAGGTAATTGCCGAGCGCGGTCAGGGTGGCCGAGGTCGCCGAGGAAGTCGAGAAGTTGACCCCGCCGCCGGCGTATTGCGCGTTCTGGTAGAGCTGATTGAGGGCGGTGACGAGGCTCGCGTTGTCGGGGAGGTTGCCGGCGAAGACGAGGCCAGCGTTGGCGCCGGGGACACCTACGATCGGCAGGGAGAGATACTGGCGCAGTTTCATGGACATCCTCCTTGGGGAGTGCGCGGCTAGTGTGATACCACGACGATGACATTGTCAAATCGGGCGTTTCGGTGCGAGTGAGTGCTAACTGACTTGGCGGGCAAAAAGGGGGGTCAGTGCGCGGTCAGGCCATCGTCGCCAAAGACGCCGTGACGCATGGCCTCGTGCTGCATCGAGAGGTTGTTGAGCACGGTGGTGTGCTGGTTGACCTTGGCCTCCAGCGCCTTGATGCGCTTCTCCGCGAGAATGATGTCGCGCTGAAGGTTAGCGACGTAGGCGCGCTCGGCGTCGGTCATGGCAGCGGCCTGGTCCAGACCTTGATGTTGCGGAAGCTTACCTTGCCGACGCAGCCGATCCACATCTGATCCATTGACTGCGCGAGCTTAGTGGGCGCATTGCCACCGCTCACCATGCCGGCGGTGTAGAGATAAGAGCCCGCAAAATCGACCCGTTGCTTGGTATCGCTCACGGTAAAGCGAATCGTATGCCAAGCGTCAAGAGTGAATCCCGGCAAGGCAATCGGAGTATCCGAACTTGCCGGGGCGATGATCGAATCGCAGATGGCAGAACCAAAAACAGTCGTTGGATCACCGGCCGCGCTGGCGAATATCGCGCCGCCGTTGCCGATCCCGGAAACGCCGGTGCCACTGAAGCCGCTGCCGCTCTTGGGCGCATCGACTTCATCGGCAACGATCAGCACTGCCGCGACGGTGGTTCCGGCATCCTGGCTGGAGGCAATGTTGATTTCAGCTTCAATCACGTATTCCAGCGAAGGAATGAGCGTGTTGTAGAGAAGGGCCGCGTCCGCCGTGGCTCCAGTCTGGGCAATCACGCCGGTGGTGAAGGTCCACGCTGCGCCGGTTGCTCCGCTCGGGGTCCAGCCGCCGTTGGTGTGGTCGATAGCTTGCAGCGCCCAGTAACCGACATCGGCCTGTCCCGCTCCGGGCTGGCTGATCGTCCCGGGGGGAAAGCCGATGATGCCGATGCCGGTGTAGGTGCTGGCGCCATCGGTGACGGTGAGGGTGGTCGCCCCTTGCGGTCCCGTAGCCCCTTGCGGACCCGTAGCGCCGGTGGCGCCTTGCGGTCCAGTCGGGCCAGTAGCGCCCGTGGGACCGGTGGCTCCGGCGGCTCCCGTTGGCCCGGTGGGACCAGTGGGTCCGGTCGGGCCGGTGGCTCCCGCTGCGCCTTGCGCGCCGCTGCCAGGGACTTCGGTGCTGATTTCGGCGGCCATGAGCGTGCCCTAGTAGTAATAGCTGATGTCGGCGATCGGCGTGCCGCCGCCGCCGTCGATCAGTTGCAGCTTGGTCAAGTCGGCGGCGTAGCGCAACTCGCCTCCGCTCGGGATCACCATGCCCACGGTGGCGGTCGGGGCGGTGCCGTCATCGCGCCAGCGGATCACGCCGCCGTTGGCCTGAATCACGGCGTAGAGGGTGTAAGCCCCTGCGGGCGGGGTAGGCAGGGTAAGGCTGGTCGCATTCGCCAGCGTCGCGTTGGCGATCTGCTGGTAGCCCAATTGCTGCCGTGATCCGGTGACGACTTCCTCGCCGCGTTTCATGTTCTCGCTCCTTTAGGCCAAGACGCCGAGGCGCTTCAAGGCGGCCACGACCTGCCCCATAGTGTACCCGCCGAAGGTGGCGGTGTCGTTGGCGATGCCGCTGGTGTTGGCAGCAAAGGCTGCTGCCGCAATCGCCGCGGTAGGCTGAACGTCGGCCGTCAACCCCCACAGGGCAAGCTTCTGATTGCCGGCAGTGCCGATCTGGGTGCCGGTCGTCGTGCCGATAAAAATGTTGCCCGCGTCAGCGAATTGAAGATGCTTGGTAAGCGCAGTATCGCTGTTATTGTTGGTCAGCCCTGCGCCGGCGATGACCGAAGCATTGTCCGCGTTGACCGTGTTGCTCGCTCCGGTCAGCACCGCCGAGAACGATCCGGCGACCGTGTTGTGGCTGCCGCTGAAGATGCCGGAATTCTGCGGGTTGTTGATGACGTTGTTATCGCCGCCAGCGATGACTGCGAGTCCGGTGTAAGTGCTGGAGCCGACAATCGAATTGTTAAGTCCGCCAAGAATTACCGAATGCTTGATTGCGGTGAGCTGATTATTCTGTCCGCTGACGACCCCGCACCACTCCCCGGATTGGATCAGGCCGGAATCGCCGGCCCCGACAAAGTTGTAGCCGCAGGCCCGCGTCCCGGTCGCGTCGTCGATGATCTGGTTGAAGAAACCGCCGCCGATGGTGTTGTAGCCCTGGTTGAGCACCCCGGCGGACTGGATGTTGTTGGTCGAACCGCCGCCAATGGTGGAGAAAGTCTCCAGCGAGCCGGCAGTACCACCGTCGTTGACGATGGTGTTGTGATCGCCGCCGCCGATGGTGGCATAGCTCGCATCGGCGCTATTGCCTAGATTATCGGTCGCGCTGACGCTATTGAAATTGCCGCCGCCGATGGTGACGTATTGGTCGGTGCTGGTGCCGCTTACCTCATTCTGATTGCCGCCGCCGATGACCGAATAGTCGACCGAATTGCCGCTGATGAGATTGAGGCTGCCGCCGGGAACGGCTGCATAGCTGGCACTGCCGCCTTCAATGACATTGCCGCTGCCACCGCCGATGAAGGCATAGTCGGCAACCGTCGAGCCGCCGAGAATGCCATTGTTGCTGCCCCCGCCGATGACCGAATAGTCGCCGGAGGCGACCCGCGGCGAGAGCGCACGGGTGATCTGCCAGTCGACGGCATGGGTCCCACGCTTGTCGCCGCCGGCGTTGGTGCCGTCAGGAATGACCGCAAGCAGCGCTCCTATGCCCTTGGGACTCATAGAAGCGTCGGCGTCGGTCGACGTGGTCTTCGGCAGCCAGTTCGAGACCGGAATCGCAGTATTGACGCCGGAGGCGTTGTGGCTCTCGATCCACCATTGTAGGCCGGCGCCGCCACTGATCTGGTAGCCGACGTAGCCGTTCACCCCGGCCGGGATGGCGCTGCTGTCGTCCTGGCGGATGAACTGCCAGGCGCTGTTGCCGGGGATCTGGGTGAGCGCGTTGCCGAAGCCGTCGGTGATGGTCAGCCCGCCGGAGAGGCTGTTGACGAGACTGAAGGCCCCGGCATAGGCGTTCCAGACCGTGAACACGGTGGGACCACCGTCGACAAACTCGATGGCGGTGACCCCATTCTGCGACAAGTCGCCCTGCGCGGGGACGTAGTTGCAGTTGGCCCAGTTGGTGTCGGGCCAGTTGTCGAAGTCCTGCGGCAGCGGGTAGATGGCGCAACCCCCGCCCCCACTGACTGCCACGCCCGCGGTGCCCCCGCCGAGATTGGTGACTGTCGCGCCGCTGGTGAAGTCGATAGCCGTTACGGGGGTAACCGTCGTCACCCCATCGGTGACGGTCAGCACATAGGCCGATCCAGCGCCGGTGGTGGCGCTGAACACGGAATGGAAGTTGAGTTGAAGCGGCAGCGAGGGGTCGGACTGCGGGACGACGTTGACCATCCACTTGTTGAAGTGGCCGTTGAGGATGAAGTTGTTGTTGCTGTCGACCGTCGTATCGGCGTCGCCGGGGGCAAGCACCGCGTCGCGTCCCGTCAACTGGTTGGCTATGTAGAAATCGAACCAGAACGAGCCGTCTCGGCTCACGGTCGGGCCGAGGGCGTCGAGGATCTTGGAGGTCGGCGGCAGGAAGACGATGAAGGGCGAGTTCACCGCTCCCGCGAGCAGGATCACGTTCTTCGCCATCACCTCGGCGGGGGTCAGGGTGATGGCGTCGGTGCCGAGGAAGACGCTGGTCGGCGTGGAATCCACTCCCACCCACTCCTCGGCGTAGGCGTTGGCGTTGGACATCAGGCCCTGCAGCGTGAACTCGCTGCTGGCGTCGGCGCGCATACCGGGGGGAAAGCGGATGATCATCGGGCGGCGATCAGTTGTTCGAGGGCGGCGATGCGCCGGGGCTTGTCGGGATAGAAGTGGCCGGAGGGGTAGCGGCGGATGACGCGCAACAATTCTGCGCCGAATCCTTGGCTGGCACAAAAGGCATCGGCTTCGAGTTCCTGCGCGATGGCGAGCTTGAGCCCCCACGGCGTCCAGTACAGCGGCAGGAAGGCGAGGCGCTTGGCGAAGTGATGGCCGCGCAGATGCGCTTCTTCGTGCAGTTCGATCGCTCGCTGCTCGCGCGCCGGGAGGCGGAAGAAGTCGTGGCTCACCCCGATCCAGCCCCGACGCAGGCCGAAGCCGTGGGCCTGGGCAAGATGCACCCTCGGGTCGTGGCGCAGCGGGATGCCGTGGCAGTTCATGTCTGCTTGTAGACGGTGAGGGTGCTGCCATCGACAAAGGCCGTGCCGCCAGCTTTAATGGTCACCGACGTGATCGCCACCGTTTGGGTAAAGGTAAAGGCGGTGTTGAGCATATCCTTGTTGTTGGTGGCGCCCCAGATGTTGGAGCCCAGTGTCGTCACTTCCTTCCAGAACCCGTCGGCATATCCGGTGATCAGAGTTTCGGACTGGGCGATGCTGTTGGCGTTGCTCGAAACGCCCGGCACGTTGGCGAACAGCGACCCGTCGATGCTGGAACTGAAGCTGCCATTAGCCGGAGCGCCGGAGAGAATCCCGACATAGATCGTTGCCGTATAGTGCGAGGCGTCGGTGTCGCTGTTAAAGCGCATCCGGGCGTTGAGGTCGGTGCTGTTGGCGGTGTCGCGTCCCCGGAAGAAAATCTTGAGGCTCGACGCCCCGCTGGGAATCGAGCCCACGGTCAGCGTGGCGGGCGAGCCCGAGGCCACAGCCTGGCCGACCAGCACCCAGTCGCCGACCCCGCTGGCGCCGGTGGCGCCCTGTGGACCCGTTGCCCCTTGGGCACCCGTAGCGCCCTGCGCCCCGGTGGCTCCTTGGGCGCCCGTGGCACCCTGTGGCCCCGTCGCTCCGGTATCGCCTTGCGGTCCCGTTGCACCTTGAGCCCCGGTAGCACCCTGAGCGCCCGTTGCGCCTTGAGGACCGGTTGCCCCGGTCGCGCCTTGAGGACCGGTAGCGCCCGTCGCGCCAGCAGGACCGGTCGAGCCTTGTGGGCCGGTAGCGCCGGTACTGCCGGCCGGTCCCGTCGGTCCCTGTGGGCCAGTGGGTCCGGTCGGTCCCGCGGCACCGCCCGAATTGAAGGCATCGAGCAGCCAGTTGAGATCGTAGCCGACGGTCTGATCGACCCGGCGGTCAAAGTCGAACCGTGCCGGCAGCGGGCCGAAGGGCATCAGCCTCTACCCGGTGCGCCGAGCATGGAACGACGCCTTCTTGATCGCTCACGCTCGCAAGAGCGGCAAACCCTGATGGTTTCGTCTCGGAATCGAACATTCGATCCAGAGAGTTCGTGCCCTTTAGAACAATGCGTTCGCTCTCTCTGGTATTGACCAAACTTCATGCGGCCTTTTTGCAAGGCGTCATCGACATTGTCTTTCTGCGTCCCCAAGAAAAGATGTTCTGGATTCACGCAGCAGGTAACATCACAGCGATGGCAAACAAACAATGCTTCCGGCAAAGCGCCTTTATAAAGCAGCCACGATGCCCTATGAGCAGGGATGGTCTGTTCACCGAACCAAAAGCGTCCGTACCCGTCCTTGCTTAAGCCGCTTAGCCAAATCCAGCAACCAGACTCCGGAACGCGAGCGATTTTTTCTTCAAACCTTTCTCTGTTATCCACGTCCGGGCGCCCCTAACATATTATCGGTTTGAATCGAACCAGCGGGCTGTTGCGCCGGCCTCGGCCCACCCGGCGCGGGCATGGCCCCGGGCTTCGGCCCGCCGGGTACGCCCGGTCCCGCCCCGCCGGGGCCGCCGGGCACTCCTTTCGGAGCTTGCTGCATCATTTCCATCTCGCGCTTCCTCTGCATCTGCGCCATGTGCATGCCCATGTGCGACTTGAACAGCCCGAGCGGGTCGGTCGCGAGGCTCGCCCCGCGCATGTGCGCCTGCAGGTGCATGGGATCGTCGTCGGCTTCGTGCACTTGCACCTCGAAACCGTTCGCCAGCATCTCGTTCTCGATGTCCGGGTCAATGCGATAGCTGTTGCGCTTGTCGACGAGGATGCGCGGCGCCATCTCGGGGCCGAACAGGTTCTCGACCAGCGATTCGAGGATCGGGGTGGCGTCGAAGGTGCGCCCGTTCAACTGGGCGGGCGGGATGCCCTTCAACACGTTCATGAGCGCGATCTGCTGCTGCCCGCGCTGGATCGAGAGCATGAACTCGGTGCCGGTCCAGCGGAAGAAGTAGCGCTCGCCCCATTGCTGCGGCGGGATCACTTCTAGCGCCGCCTTGGCCCCGATCTCGCCCCGGGTCTCGATCATCAGGTCCGAGGTGCGGTACTGCTGGTCGAACTCGAACAGGAGCTCCAGCAGCGGGTTGAGCATTTCCTCCTCGTAGCGCGAGGCGTGATCGGTGATGTTGACCTGCTGCTCCTGGCTCATCGCCCCCATGAGCTGATTGTTCTTCCTGCCGGCGGGCATCCGGCCCATCATCATCTCGTTGACATCCATCGACTCCCAGATCTGGCGCTTGATCAAATCGCAGATGCCGGCGGCGTCCTTCCACAGTTGGGTCTGGGTGATCTGCTTGACGCTATTGGGGTCGATCGGCCACATCGCGGCCAAGCCCATCGTCAGGTTCATCCACTGCGGGCATTTCAGGGGATCGACGGCCCAGATCGGCTGCAAGGAATACATCGCCGAATCCATGCCCTGATTCCAAAAGTCGTTCAACTGCCAGCCCAAAAATTTCACCGGCTCGATCTTGCTGCTACCGAAGAAACTGCCTTGTTTCCGTTCGACCGGCTTGGACAGGATCGGGCGTTTGCCGCTCCACAAGGGGTTCCTGATGATGCCGACGATCTCGGTTTCCCCGGCGTAGTAGATGATGGCGTCGTCTTTGGTCTCGCTGCCGAGATCGAGCTTGGAGTAGACCTGATAGATGACGGCGTGCTTGTTGGTGCCTTCGGTCTTGATGCCGGCATCGCCCGTGGCCTTCTTCTGCGGGTTCTTGCGGTCGCGCGACTGATCTGGCTTGCAGAACTCCTCGATGTCGGTGTTCGGGGGCAGGATGAAGACACCCTCGTCGACCAGTTCCCTGACCTTCTCCGCGCTCATGCGCAGCTTGATGGACACCGCCTTCGCCTTCTGCAAGTCGGTGCAGGTTGGAGGCACGACCGCCAGATCCTCGGTGGCGAAGTCGACTATCTCGGGGCCTTGCTCCTCGACCGTTTCCTCGTCGATGTCCTCTTCCTCGTCGGCAGTGGGATCTTCGATTTCGAGGTCTTCCACACTTTCGCCGTCGATCTGCTGCAGCAGCGGATTGCGCTTGACGAGCTTCTTGATGTTGAAGGTCGAGGAAGTCCAATCGACCATCAGGTTCCACTGTCCCGTGACATCGCCCGCGATCAGGTCGGTGCGCACGATCGAGCGCAGCTTGGTCTTGCGGATGTAATGCTCGAGCAGTGAAAGCTGCGTATAGGGCGTGCGCCCGTCCGAGGCCACGGCCTCGACGTGCTTCATGTTCGCGGGAAACAACTGCTTCAACGCGCGCTTGGCGCGGGCGTTGATGGCGTCGCGGATGGCGGGGATGTAACCCGAGGAGTTGCCGATGTACTGCTGGTTCGCATCGGGGATCGCATTGTAGGCGTTCCAGTATTCCTCGATGCGGTCGTCGTACTGCTCGTCCTTATTCTGGTACGCCTTGTTGACGAGCTTGTAGAGCTTGAGCGCGGCCTCGTAGGCCGGGGAGTCCTGCTGCTCGGCCCAATTCTCGATCGGGTCGGCCTTCGAGTCGGTAGAGGCCGACTCTAGCTCGCGGTCCTTGCCTTCCTTCGGCTTGTACCCGCGGCCCTTCTTGGGCGTGTCGACGGCCACATCAGATCCGCTTGCCCGCAAGCTTGGAGATGCGCGCGAGGCTCGCCTGCTGCTTCGCGGCTTCACGTTTCGCCGCCGCCATGCGCACCTTGTCGGCGGAAATTTCCTGCGCCCGGGTCAACGTTCTCAGATCATCGCGCGCCCGCCATGAGCGATCTTCCGCCGTCATCGAAGGCGCGCGCACGGCCTTGACGGCACCCTTTTTCTTCATTCAGATCATCACGCCGGCGAGGCTCTTCTTGCGCTTGGCGTGTTTCGCCAATCCGCCAGGCTGCCGCCCGCCCTGCATCGGGCCGGGGCGATCATCCTTCTCCGGCTTCTTTGGTGCCCGGTTGAAGGCCGTGGTCGGCTTGGCAAGCGTGAGCTTCTTCGTTTTCATCTTGCGTTTTGCCATAGCGGACCTCGCAGGCAGAATTGAGGGCTTCAAAGACGCACCGTTCGCGATCTTCCTGCCATAGCCGAACGAACTCGATGAAGCGCGGATCAGGCGGGGCCGTCAGCATCTCTCGCACCGCATCGGGCACGTCCAGAGACACGGCATAGGGATCGGACATGCTACTTCCCGAGGTTCTTGCGCCCGTAGATCTTCTCGCGCATGGGACCGCTCGCGCTCTTGTCGGGCTGCACGGTGGTCGCGCCGTGGGTGCCGCCGGATTGCTTGCACTCGAAGAAGTCCTTCGGGGCCTGCGACGGGGACTTCTTCTGGATCGAACGGGAAACGGCCATGACCGGGCTCCTTGCAAAGACGTGGCAGAGCGGAAAGTGCGTGTGTCAGCGCATGCGCTGCAAATCCTGCGCTCGCGATAGGGAAAAGTCAAACGCGTGCTCTGGGGTTGGCGCTGACGTAGGGTACGCCCGAGGGACTGTAGGCGATGTTGGCCCCCTTGGGCATGACCGTGGCGGACTCCTGGCGGTCGAGCGCCATCACCGCGCATTCGAGAGCCTCGGCGGCCAGCCGAGAGAGGCCGGGCTCCGGCTCCTGACTCTGGCGAGCCCCCTTTTCGACGGTCAGGGCGTAGCCGGTGGAAAGGGCATTGAGGGTGAGCGCCGCGCGTTTGTCGACCGTAAGAAGCTGCATCCCATGCCACTTGGTGCGGATGCGCTCGGCGAGGCAGCCGCGGGCCAGAGCGACGTGCTCGCCGCGGTAAGGGGTCAGGTGCTCGGCGCGCAGCGCAGGCACTAGAGCGATCCTCTGCCACTGGTCGAAGGTGTCGGCGGGCACCCAGCATTGCAGACTCGCTCTTGGGAACGAAGCACGAAGCTCGAAGGCGATGGTCTTGACCGCATCGGCTAGGGCGCCAGTGGCAGACCAATCTCCCCCCACACATAAACGGCGTCCTTCGCGCAGGAGGGCGACGGCGACCACTTCGGCGGGGTTGGCTTGCCAGCCAACAATGACTTCCTCACCCGCTCGCGGGCTCGGCGCTTCGCCAAGGTTCGCGCCACCAAAGTCTTCATAGAGTGGGCTCCCGGTGAACATCTTCAGAGCATACGCCAGCGCGTTCATCACGTCGCGGGTGCCGGAGGGAAAATTGCACCATTCCGCGACGAGCTGGGGGTGTGCCATCTTGCCGCCGACCAGCACAATGTCCTTGGCGGTGGCGAAGGGCTGCAGCCCGAGGATGAACTCGTCCTTGCTGCGGTCCTGCGGGGCGTTGAGGGTCTGCAAGGGGAGCGGGATGCCCCGGCGCAGCATTTCAAGCCGGATCGGCTGCAAGAGCCAATCGTCTAGGGAGTTCTTTTCGATCCCGATCTTGGCGGGGCGGTGGTTGGCTTGGGTGGCGAACAGGTCGGCGACGAGCTCGTTTGGGGCCCAGTAATTGCCCGAAGACTCATGTACGAGGATTTGGCTACCAAGGCGGCTAACGACAACCTTTCCGGTTCGGTCAGACTTAACCTCATCGACTCCAGCACGCCTAACTCTTTTTTCACGGGTAGACCTCGACGGATCGTAGATCGCAAACCGTGGCATCCAGTGCCACGGGCTCACTTCCAAGGCTTGCAGCATGTCCTCCTTGAACGGCTTGCCCTCGGCACTGCTCGCCTGCAGCATGTAGCTTTGCAGGAACGACGATAGCATCCCGGCGCGCTCGAACCTTCGTTTCTCCGCCCTCACCCATTCCATCGGATAGCGCTGCGGCCAGGTGGCGAGGGTGCGCTCATCCTCCGGGTCGCCGTTGCAGATCGGGTAACCGCGGTAGAGCCAGTCCGGGTTGCCGGCGAAGCGGGTCACCATGCAGTCCTCCGCCCGCCGGGTCTGGCTGATCACCACCTTGCGGCGCTCCTTGTCCATCGCCGGGATGAGGTCGTTGTGCAGCTTGGTCATCGAGGCGTTGACCGCAGCCCGATCCCGGACCCGCTCCGGATTCTCCACATCGTCCAGGAACGCAAAATCCGGCCGCCAGGTGAGCCACTTGAAGGATTGGAGCTCCTGATCCCACCCCCACGCCTGCAACAGCGTCCCCGACCGAAACCACACCTTGTTCTCGATACTGCGCTTCGCCAGCACCGGGCCACCGAACACTTCATGCAAAGCGGTGTTGGTCAAACACTCATGGGCAATGCTTCCCAGCCGCTCGCACGCCTTCTCATAGGTCTCGCCAATGATGAGCCCATAGTGATAATTGCCGAAGCAGCCGGCGAGAATCATGTGCTCCTCGGCCTTGGTCGTCTTCCCCGCCTCCCGAAACGCCTCGATCACCACGAACTCGTCCGCCGCGCGCAACAAATCCATGATCTCGATGTGCATCGGCGCCTCCGCCTGCGGATGCCGATGGGCGAACAGGAGCACACTCGCCAAGGCGCGATCAGCCGAAATCCGAGCGAGCAATTCAGTGTCAACCGCCATCAGGTAGACACTCGCGCTCGTTGCGCATTGCGTTTCAGGTTCTTGCGGCGCTCTTTCTCGCGGCGGCAAACCGGGCAGAACTGTTCACCCGTCCCCGGATCAGCCTCCTTGGCGCGCCCGAGATAGCAAGCTCCTTCCCGCCAAGCATCGGCAATACCGGTCTCCTTCTGTTTGGCGTGCCGGCCTTTGCGCAGCATATCGGCAGCGTTGTCCTTGGCCGTGCCCACGAACAGGTGCGCCGGGTTCACGCATAGCCGGTTGTCGCAATGGTGGCAAACCATCAGTCCTGACGGAACCGAGCCATGAAACATCTCGTAGGCTAAACGATGCGCGTTCGTCTCGACCGCACGAATGCTGATCTTGCCATACCCCTTCCCCGTCCTCGCCGCCGTCCACACCCAACACTCGTCTGTCCCGTGAACCTCGACCCGACCCCAGAACCTACACAGGTCCGAGCACCAACGAACTTGACCACTCGAACGGTAACTGACGAACCGCGTCGAGCACAGTTCGCATTGCCGGGTAATCCGCCCAAGACTCATGCACTCCAGTATAGCGGTACACGGAGTTAAATCAAGAAAATGCTCGCATTTCTCCGGGGCTGTGAGGCTCACTTTCAACCCACCGTCGGGCGGGGTCGTGGGTCCCGGAGGAGCCGGGTCAGCGAGCGCTCACATCGCCCCGTTTCCCACTCCACTCCCACTTGCGGCCCGTCCGATCGCTGACTGTCACGCAATCAGCGTTATGTCAACACGGTGCCGATCGGTCATTTCCCACTGGGCTACCACTTGGGACGCAGGCTGAACCGGCTGGGGACCGATCGGGAAGCGATGCGGCAGCGATGGGAGGAGACCTGTTCCTGGTCCGGCTGCTGCTGGCTCAGGTCAGTCAGTCGGTGCGCTGTCCGGCTCATGCTGTCCCTCATCCCAGGGCAGGTACTCTTCCTGGTCGTCGCGTTCCTGCTGCTGGCGGTCCTGTTCGCGATCCTTTTCGGGCATACGCTGACCTACAGACGCTTTGCGGGTTGCAGTGGGCATGGCTACGGTTGCTGATGGAGGCACTCGCTTCGCGAAGTCAGTCGCGCACGCGAAACGGCAAATCATTGTCGCACGCTTTTTTAACTGACCGCCGGTCATTTAGATGTTGCTGTGCGGCAAAGTTAGTGATTACTCACTTCGCCAGGCTTGCTCTAGGCTGATCTTGGTTTTGTGCAGGTGCGGTAATGAAACGGTTGCGTAGCGTTGTTATGCTGTGGATAAGTCGCTTGACGGGTTTTGGCGATGTTACGGTCGGACGCTCACGGCCTGGCGCGGCTAGGCGCGTAAGTTAGTGCTCACTTACGTGGAGACTGGCTCTGGTGCTTGATCTTCGCGGTGGGGTTTGGCGGTGGATAAGTCAGTGAGTGCTTACCTGCACCGTTCGTCGGCTGCTGTTGACGCCTGCACTCTGTTCACGTACTCTGTGCGTATCGGTTGATTGGAACCGATACTAACCGGGGGAAACGAAATGAAGACTGCGACATTCGGAACTGTCTCGCATGGCACGTTGTGCACGGAAGACTTGCTCGATGCGTTCGCGAGCGAGCTTGAGTATCAGGTACAGCGCAATGCCGAAGCCTGGTGTTCGGACGAAGGCAGGCAGGAACGCGACAAGTACATGGCGCTGATCGGCGAGGCGCGCGAGGTTGATCCTGATTCTGACGAAGCTTCGGAACTGGTCAATGAGTCGCTACCGGATGCGCTGCATGCGTTTGCGCCGGCCTATTCGTACTTCGGTGCGCATGAGGGTGATGGCTCGGACTTCGGTTACTGGCCAGACATTGACCAAGCAGACTTCGACGGTCTGTCGGTCGCCGATACGTCCGAGGTTCCGGCCGACTACAGCGGCGAGGTGCTGCACGTCAACGATCACGGCAACATGACGTTGTACGCGGCCGATCGCGGCCGGCTGACCGAAGTCTGGTCGATCGTCTAATCAGCCCGCATACGCCTACCCTCGCGCGGTAGGCGCCTGTCGGCTGGCAGGGACAACGAACCGGGGATAGACATGACGAATAGAATAGCTCCGCTCCTGACGCCAGAACACTTGGCCGCGTTACGTCACTACGCACGCGAGCATGGCCGCACCTGGAAGTCACAACTGCTGCACGACTGGGAAACCGGACGCAGCGAAGGCTTGCTGCAGCAGGTGCGCAACGCCTTTGGCCCGACGTGGCTGGTTCGCTTCCGGTTCCCGTCATGAACCTGCCGCCTCACCTCCAGCTTGTGATCGCCAATGGCGGGCTCAAACTGCACGTCAAGCAGCGCGGTAACAATCGCGCTCTGTGTGGCCACGAACCGGCCAATACGGCATCCATGATGCGTCAACGCGGCCGTTGGATGATCGTCAACGATCAAGAGCTCGAGCCGACGTGCAAACAGTGTAAGGCCAAGCTATGACCGGCCCCGAGCTGCGCCTGTTGCGCGAATCCGCCGGGCTGACTCAGACCGCCGCGGCAGAGCTCTGCGGCGTGTCGCTGCGGCAGTGGCAGCACCTGGAGGCGGGTACGCGCGGGCTACGCACGGCGCTGGAGCGGATGATTGTGGCGGTGCTGAGGCCGCGGCGCCAGTGAGTGCCTTGGCCATCCTCGCCCTCACGCTGGCGCTAGAGCTCGCCCTCGGGATGCTGGCGTGGTGGCGGGGCTAGACATCATCCTCCCCTGGTTGTCGGCTGCGCAGCGCATCGCGCAGGCTTTGCCAGCCCCGAGGCGGAGGTGATCGTACATGCTGAAAACCGGGCGTTTTGTTGTGCGCGGAGGAAGACTCCTACTAAAGCGGCTGGACGTGTTTTCACTGCGGCGAGATCTTCACCGAGCGCGAAGAAGCAGAAAAACATTTCGGGTCAATTCGCGGAACCGTTCCGAGCTGTGCAACCGACACCATAGAAGGAGAGTACAGGGCAATGGCCCGCGACAAACACGAAGCATTGGAACATTACCGCAGGGTCCTCCCCGACGCAAAACGCTATCAATGGCTACGAGGAAACATGTGGTGGAGAACGGATCCCTTCGCACAGGATGTTGGGAATGTGCGCACCGGCTACTGGCAAACAAAACTGTTCAAGAAAGTGGATGACGTTATCAATCTTGACGTCATCATTGATGCCGCCATCGCTTACGATGAAATGTCAAAATGAAACAATACGACTATGAACCGCCGCTCCAACAACTACGCGAACCACTCCCCACTTGGGCAGCAAAGCATCATCGCGTCATGTTTAAGGCATTGCAGGATGTACTTGCTGCGGCAGAACAAGGCGTTCATTGCAGCGATCCATCCGCGCTGTCAGATTGCGCCATGATCGCCCGTGAGGCTATTGCATATATCCAGACCCACCGCAACGAGTGACCGCCATATCAACCACAGCAAAAACAGGGCCGCCGCGCCACCGGGGAGTGAGCGGGCGACCCAGCCGGCGCCGCAAGGGAGGAGCGGCGCGGGTGCAGGTAGATTACTCCTCCCGCTAACTAAAGGGAAACGATCATGAGGATTCTGATAGCCTGCGAGTGGGGGCAATGACCATGGCCAACAATTGCCGCGCCTGCAAGTACTTCCTTCGCGCCGTCGAGTCATGGGAAATGCCCCATATCTGGTGGTACGAGTGCAGGGCACGTCCAGGATTTAGCAATCTCAAATCCTTTCCATTCCACGATACTAAGTGCAAAGCGTTCACGCGAGTCGAGCGCAAGCCGACGATCAACGAAATTCTTGCCGATGGGATCAAGCCATGACCGTCCTCGCCGTGCTCGCCGTCACGCTGGCGCTGGAACTCGCGCTGGCGTGCGCGTGGTACTGGGGGCGCTAAAGCGCCGATGGCAGGGCTAACCCTGATGCGCCCCAACCAGACAGTCGCCGCACGTTTCTCCATATTCCGTTTCATTGAAGCAGAAACAGAGTTTACAGCCGCATGTCGGGCGGTCATGGGTTGGCTCGGCGTACTCGTCGTATCCCAGCCCGCCGCATCGCTCACAATTGCGCAAACCATCGAAGGACTTTCCCGTTCCTTGGCACGCTTCGCAATCCGGTAGGGCGCTCATCCCGCTACGTCTTTGATGCGAAGCGCAGACATCAGATCCGTCCACCGGGCGCATCAGTCCCGCCTGCGGGTCAGCGCCTCGCCATACTCGCGTAGCGCCGTCCCTAGCGGATCGGCCTTGCGCTGGATGGCACGGCCAGCAACCGCCATCAGCACCGCCACGATCTTGACCGCGATCAGCGCCAGCACAAAGCCTAGTCCCCACAGAAACCCGTTCCAGATCATCGCACCCTCCAGCGCCAATCGCGCTCCTCCGCCGCGGGCAGGGTCGGGATGACCCGGTGGCGGCGGATGAGATAGCCTAGCCACGCCTGTTGCAGCGCACAAGGCTCGGTCTTGAACCCGCCGAAGGTTTCGCTGGGCGGGTCGACGTTGGGGCGCCGGACTCGATGGGTATGCTTTTTGGCGATCGGCCCGCCAGCGCCCCCTCTCGTCCTGCCAGCCGGCGCACTTGCCGTCGCGGGCCATGCTCCTGAGTACGTCGCGGGCGGCCTCGGGGTGCCAGTGCAGGTAAGCGCCGGCGTCCTTGGCGTAGACCGGGCGGGCCAGCGCGGTCAGGGCGGCAGCCATCCTGGCGCGCTTGCTCATGCTCCCTTCCGCTCTCGCCGGGGCGGCGCTTCGGCTCGGTTCCGAAAGGGCAGCCAGCCGGTCATCGCTTGGTTGACATTGTTTACCGTAAACATTTGTCTACTCAGTCCTACCCGACAGAGCATAGACAAGCCCTCACTAGGAAGGCCCCAACGGTGACTGTTTTGGACTGCACGCTGCTCTCGCTTATCGGGTCGCCCGAAATGAGGGGCGGGTACTCAGGCCATACGTGCTTAACCCGTTTCGTGCGCGCTGCCGCGTCATGCTGGCGCGCAACCCCCGGCTTGTAAGTAAGGGGCGTCCGGTTGCGATCCGGCAAACGTCTTCCCCCTGATGACCCGCAGTCGCCTCGGCCGGGGCTGTCGGCAAGGGCTGGGTGATGGTGACAGTTTCAGCGGTGAGCCTTCGACCCCACGTTTCGGGCCATACCGGCTGCGGTCGGTCTCGGCCAGCACCCGGGCAATGATCGGGGCGGCAAGGTCGCGCCAGCTCATCCCCGCGGCTCCGGCCAGCACTCCTCGTCGTCAAAGTAGAGGATCGGGTCAATCGGCCATAGGTCGCCTTGCGCCGGATGCCACCAATACCGTTCGCCTTCCCGCGCTCCTGGAGAGCAATAGGCTCGGAGAATGGCCGAACAGCCAACCGTGATGACCGAGTGCGTTTTGCCGTCGGTCGCCGCATAGTCGGGGTCTTTCCAGCCCATCTCCTTGAGCCGCTGGACCGCGCCCCAGATCGCCGTAACCGCGTCTTCCGCGGTCGGATAGCGGGTGGCACGCTCCGCGATGGCCGCTTCAACCCACGCCATGACGGAATCAGCCTCCGCGCGGGTCAGCGGCTCATGGCGGAAGCCGCCCTTGCCGTCGTGGAACGTCTTGTGGCCTACCACGTCATCCGGTTTCACGATTTCACCTCCGGCCAGCACTCCTCGAGCGCGATCCGGCCGTCGCAGGCGGAGACCGGTGGCGCGTGGACCCGCCTGGGACGCGCCAGGACGGCCTCAGGCGCGGGCGGGCGGTGGTCAATCGCGGGCATAAGCGATTCTCCTCCGAATGAACTCGGCCATGTCGGGGGATGCCGCAATAGGCGCAATGGCCGGTAAAGCACTTGCCCGGATAAGCCCTGTACGAGCCTTCCAGCGCGTGCAACGCCTGCCGCCGTTTCCAATCGAATGCGGCCACGGCCTAGAACCGCGCCTGAGCCGTTTTAGGGCCATTGGCGGGCCTTTCGCTAGCGGACATTCCAGCGCCAATCCGGCGCTTCGGGCCAGCATAGAGTTTTCCAGCGTTGCTGGAGGTCGCAAGGTGTCGTTTTGAAACATCCGGCGCTCGAGCTTGGCGGATCAACATTGGGTCGCCTTACCCGCCTGACCGCCGGCTTGGGCGGCGCAGGGTTGCGGAAATCCGCCATGAACTCCGGAACCACCCGCCAGCGCCCCAGGCGCCGATTTAGCGATTCCGGCGTGCGCTCCAGCGCCCCGTCCTTGGACAGCGAGTGGACGGCGTTGCTGGTGGCCGGCAGGCTCACGTCTAGCGCCTCGGCGATCTCACCGACCGTCGCGCCGGGGTGGGCGCGGATGTACCCGAATACCCGTGATCTCAGCGTGGAAGTCATGACGACTCGGGGCTTGATGGGGAGCGGTCGATGTCCTCTCCGTGCAGTATCCTGTCCAGCCGCTCTTCCTCGGCTATTTCCTGCCGCAGAACGGCAATCGACCGCTGCGCGACCTGTGCCATACCATAGCGATTGGTCAGCAACTCCCGTTCCCACGACATCAGGCGACGACGCAATACATCGAGTTGCCGACTCACCGCCCCGCCCTCACCCGCGCCGCGCGCACATTCAGTCACAGCGCAGACAACGGTTACCGGCCGCGACCCCATGCGGACAGCGCAGAGTGCGGCCACGATAAAGTCCTACCACAGCCAACGCTTGCTCAACGGTCTCCACCAGATGTGCGTTCCCATTCCACATTGTGTGCCATCGTTTCTGTGCTGGCGTGAACCGGCGCTCAGATGGCGAGCGCGAGCCATCTTTTATCTCTAGCAAAATGTTCGTGTTTGCAATGCCAACCAGCAGATCGGGACAGCCCGCGCCGACCTCAGCCAGCGATTGGACGCTGCAACCGACCGCGCGCAGAGCGTCCACGATCGCGGTCTGGTTCGCGTCCACCTTGGCAGCGCGGCGGCTCATAGACAACACCAAATCCAGATCAATTTCATCGCAACCACCCCCACCACGGGGATGACTAGCATCACCAGGACGATACAAAGCAGAAACCGGGCAAGACTCATGCGCCCGCCCGCTGGCGCTCTGGCGTGGCTCGCGGCGCGGCGGGGCGCGGGATCACAGGTACTCCCGGAACAGTTGCCACGCCCCGCGCAGCGAGTACCAGAAGCCGATCCGCTCGCCTTCTGGCAGGGGGTAGCGCCAGGAATAGGCGAAGCTCGCCGTGGCCATGTACCAAGCGTGGCGCAGCCGACCGATGCGCCCGTTGAGGCCGCTGGTCATGCCGCGCATCACATAGTCGAGCCGGTTCATGCCGCCACTCCCGCAGCGACCAGCGTCTTGAGGCATTCAGGACAAGTGACGCGGGTCCGATCCCAAAGGGCATGTACGGTCGGATCGTCGTCGTCGCCCTTGGTGATGCGCAGCCCGCACGCGGTCATGTCCATGTCGTCAGACCGGGTCCACCACGCATGAATGATCGGCTCGCTCATGCCCGCGCCTTGCCGTTGCTGGCGAGAAGTTTGCCGCCAACGATTGAAATAGTTGTTGACATGATTTGTAGTTTGCGCTTAACATGGAATCGTTGTCAAGCGGAGATTGCCTCATGAGTTCAAACGGAGTCAAGATCGAGAAGGGGGTTCCGATCCCCAAATCCAAGGCTGATCTTAAATGGCCGTGGGACAAATTGAAGGTCGGCGAATCGTTTCTGTTCCCGATCGAGTTGCTCGCTTCGGCCCGCTCCCAAGCATACAGCTACGGCAAGAAACTGGGGCGCCATTTTACTACTCGTACTGTCGATGGCGGCGCGCGTGTGTGGAGGGACAAATGACCAGCCGCAACGCCATCGGGCCGGAGCGGTGGCTGCCAGCGCCGTCGATGGCCGACGAGACGGAGGCGTGGCGGGCCGAACTGGCGCGCGAGGCGAAGGCCGAGTTTGGGCTGCGCGATTACGAGCTTGACTATGTGCGCGGCACGATCCGCGACTTGGACAACGCCCTGCCAATGAAGGAGCGCAAATGAGCGACCAACGCGACGACGGCGGGCAAGCCTTCCCGCAACCGAACATCATCGTTGGCAACGACAACACGATCAACGCTCCGGCGGGCGTCGGCATGACGCTGCGCCAATGGTTTGCAGGCCAAGCCTTGGCGAACATGAGGACGCACGAGAATTCGGACAATCCGTTGTATTGGCAACGCATCGCAGAATCAGCTTATGCTTGCGCCGACGCGATGCTCAAGGAGAGCGCCAAATGAGAGAACGCGAATACCTGAACAGCTACTCGCCCGAACATTTCACCTTCGTGCGCCAGAGCGAACCACGGTTGCGGCGATCCGACTTCGCCGGCCACCGTCCCGCGTGGCAGGGCTACGCGGTCGGCCTCGCGGTTGCTATCGTACTCGCGCTCGCGGGGTGGCTGGCGTGAGCCGCAGCGGATATTCAGATGATCTTGAGCCGTGGGATCTGATCCGTTGGCGCGGAGCGGTTAACTCGGCGATTAAAGGCAAGCGTGGACGCGCGCTGTTACAGAAGATGGCGGACGCGCTTGATGCGCTGCGCAAGGGCGCGACCTGCCCCGAGTGTAATCGCGGGTGGAAGGGCGTGGTGCAGGAGGATGCGAACAGCACGGGCTTTGAGATTGTGCAGACAAGCGGCCCCGATGCGCCGGAATGGCTACCCAAGATGCGGCGATCATCATGATCCCCTACGACGACCGCGAGCGCCGGGCCGATCTTCTGCACGACTGGAACGCGCACATGCACGACTACCGCGATCAACTCGATCCAGAACCGTTCGATCTAGACGCCGAGATCGCCGCCGCCATCACCCGCATCAACGCCGCCTGCGACGCCCGCTGCCGCGAGGCTCAGGCCCGCGCCAAGCGCGACGCCGAGCATGTGCGCCGGAGCCACGCCGCGGTCTGGCGCAGCGACCGCAAACACAAGGGAGGAAGCAAATGAACGCTGACGAGCTGGGGCTGGTTATCGCAGGGGCGCATCTCGCCGGATTCATGGAGGGCGTCGGCGAAGGCTTGCACGAGGCTCACCGCGCTCGGGCGAAAGAATTGGTCGACCAGTGGAACGAGGCCCGGCTGAAGGTGTGGCCGCATCCGGCAGCTACCGGCTACGTCCATCACATCGACGGCAATCCGCGCAACAACGACCCGAGCAATCTAATGCTCACGACCGAGGCGGCGCACGGCGCGGGGGCGTCTGCGAGCGAAGCCGAACTTAGGGGCTGATCATGACCGTTCCCCAAGATGAGTTTCACCCAGATTGGCAGCTCGAGGACGACAGCGACGCGGCCGATCTGGGCGCGCAGGAAGAGTACGAACAGGAACACCCACAGGGAGAGGACGATGAAGCACAGTGAGAGCGTCGTTGCGCTTGCCGCAGCACTGGTCAAGGCGCAGACGGCGATTCAGGCGGTGGTCAAGGACAAGGTCGGCAAGATCGAAACCAAGACCGGACGCAGCTATGAGTACAACTATTCCGACCTCGGCAGCGTGATCGAGTGCGTCAAGGGTCCGCTCAACGACAACGGCATCGCCTTCATCCAGTGCCCGCGTGCCGACGACAAGGGCGTCACCGTAGCCACGACACTGCTGCATAGGTCGGGCGAGTGGCTGGAGGACGAGCTTTGGCTTCCCGTTGCATCAACGACGCCGCAAGCCTACGGCAGCGCCATCACCTACTGCAAGCGCTACAGCCTGCAAAGCATGACCGGCCTGCCGAGTGAGGATGACGACGGCAAAAAGGCGGGGGATAGCGCAGGACACGCGCCAGCCCCGCCGCCAAAGCAGGAAATTACTGCTGCCGAACTGGAGGTCATCAAGAAGTCCCTCGGACGGGCCACGACCAAGGCGCAGCTTCGCGTCGCCACGGCGGAAGCGTTCAAGCTTGCCGAGAAGCGCAACGACCGCGACGCCCACGCGGCAATCAAGGCGTACAGCATGACGTTAGCCGCCAATCTCCCCGCCGAAACCGAGAAGGCGGCATGATGGACCGCGAACAGATGGCGCAATGGCTCGCGGCGCGGGCCGGGAAACTCACCGCCAGCAACATGTGGAAGGTGCTGGAAGTGCTCAAGAACGGAAAAGCAGCGAAGGCACGCACCGACTACATCCGCGACTTGCTCGCGGAGCGGCTCACTGGCATCAGTGTGCGCCACTTCGTCAACGACGCGATGCAGTGGGGCCTCGATCATGAGGAGGAGGCGAAGACACAGTACGAGGTCGCCACCGGCAACATCGTCATCCCCACCGGTTTTCACGATCACCCGCAGATCGATAACTTTGGCGCGACGCCCGATGGCCTGCTCGACGGCGGCGGCTTAATCGAGATCAAGTGTCCGACCACGGGAACCTACGTTGAGTGGCTGATGGCGGGCACGGTGCCGGTCGACCACGAGCCGCAGATGCTCGCACAGATGGCCTGCACCGGACGAACGTGGTGCGAGTTCGTAGCCTATGATCCGCGAATCAAAGACCCGAAGCGGCGGCTCTTCGTGCGGCGCTTCACGCCGAAGCCCGAGCACATCGCCGAGATCGAGGAGGCGGCGGTCAAGTTCCTGGCCGATGTCGAAGCGGCATGGGAAGTGCTGACCACGTCATGATGAGCGCGCGCGAACGCGAGACGGCGGCGTTGATCGCCCAGGGGCTAGGCAACAAGGCGATTGCCCGTGAGTTGGGCGTCAGTGTCGGCACGGTGAAGTGCCACGTCCATGCGGTGCTGCGGGCGACGGGAGCCGCCAACCGCACGGCGGCGGCGGTGCAGATCGTGCGACGGCGCCTGATCGCCGCGCCCGAATAGCGACGGAGCGAGAGATGAGCAATGCGAGTTTCAACGATCTGACGAGTGCCGAAATTGAACGGTTGGCCTTGCTCGCCGAAGAATGCGGGGAGTGCGTGCAAGCCATCACGAAGATTCTTCGGCACGGTTATCGTTCGTCGAATCCGACGTTGCCACCGGCATTGCGGGTCAACAATCGGACATCCCTTATCCGCGAGTGCGGCGATGTTCTAGCGGCTATCGAACTCATGGCTAAGGCGCGTGACTTCCATTTCCACGAAGTCATTGATGCGCGCGACGACAAGCTGCGCCGTGTATCGAAGTTCTTACATGAGCAAGACCCGCCCGCCGCCCCCGCCGACCCGCGCTGAGAGGATGCGATGAGCGATCGCTTCTATGAAGGTCTTTCTAAAGTCGCCTATGATGCTCTAGGAGCGGCCACAAAGGCGTTGAGAGAGGAACAGGCAGAGAACGCGCGCCTACGCAAAGTCATTGCTGAATTCCCAGCAACCTGTTGGGAATTGCAAGAGCGCGTGACGATGCTAGAACAGGAAAGAGCGGCCCGCAATCTCAGCTATCCAGCGAAGGAAGCTCCCGAGGGCTCTTGTCACTGAGCAAGGGCCGCACATGAATCATAACATGACCCGCTTGATCCCCGCCGCGACTTGGGCTAAGATGCTCGCTGCTGACTTGGAGGTCGGTAGAAGTAGAGTCGCCCCGCATGCGCGGGCCACGGTCGGTTCCCATCTCCGGCAAGAGACCACCGACCATACTGGCCCCACCGCCACGACCTCCAAGTCTGGCCCGCGCAGCCGGGGCGATTTTGCTTTCTGCGCTGGCTTCGCGGTCGGGGCGAACGACGGCGGCGCGGGCAAGCCGTGGGAGGGCTGAGTGATGGCGGGGGCGCGGGACGTAGCTATCCGGCGGGACACATCCGCGCACCGAGGGCATGTGTTATGGGTCACGGACCCGAGCTTCGAGCCTTCTGCCGCAGTCGCCATCACCCAGTCCTTCCGCGACCGCGGGAAGGCGCGCCTAGGACCAGCGCGAGCCGACCTGTGTGCGAGGGAACGGCACGAACCGAACGTCTGGAGTGGTTAGCCCCCACGGTAATCAATAGGCGTCGGGAAGTCGAATCGCACCGTCATGCGGGCACCGGGCCAGCACAGGCCGGGTGGGCGTGGGAGGGCGGTACTACTCTCCTACGTGGTCCCGATATTCTCTGGAGGAAATGATGGATGAGCGCATCGAACAGTTCATCGCCAACGCAGGGACGGATGAGTTGGCAGAGCAAGTGCGTCGACTCGCGCGGCAGGTCGCGGAGCGGGAGGCGGAGATCGCTGAATTGAATCATGTCGTAGATGGAATGACCGTCATTTCCGAGCGCGCCGAGGCCGAGCGCGACGACTACCGGGAAGCCCTGCTGAGGATCGTGCAGTGGGCGGACGCTTATCCCCTTGATATCTTCCCCGAACCTGACTTCAAGCGCGCTCACGAGGTTATGACCGCGGCGGGAATGACGCTGGACAACATCAGCGCCAGCAATATTCGTCACGTCGTTACTGGCGTTGGCAAGATCGCTCGCGAAGCCCTCGCCGCGCAGGAGCGCCCTACGGCGTCAAAATGATCTGGCTTGCTCGACTCGCCACAATCGCCATCATCA